ATATCCTTCAATCCTTTTCGTGTGCTCTCGTATACTTCGGCATTAAATCCTTGTTTAATGTCTCCTGTGGCTGTAAATGCTTTACTTCCGTATTCAGAGTTGTATTGTCGAGCTAAGTTGTTTACTTCAAAACGAGTAAGTCCTTGTGTTTGAGCTTTTGTCATCAAGTCTTGAATGTCTGCCTTTGCTACATCATCCCCGAGTTTTGTATAAAGATCATCAAGTCCTGATAAAGCGCGTGTAATGTAGTCAGTCTTTATCTCTTTCCCTGCCTTTGTAACTTGTGGAATGAGTAGGTCTTCTATTTTGTAAACATTTGTATCTTTGAGAAGCTCATCGTCAACTTGTTTAGAAATTGCTGGGATAGCCTCTTTAAATTTAGCATTTAGGTCTGAGAATGTTTTTACATCTTTAGTGTCGATAGCGGACAGTGCCTTTTGGAATGAAGGTATTTCTTGTGCTGTTTTTGCTACTGTTGCTTCCTCGAGCGCTTTTCCTAGAGTTGGAGTAGGTGAAATTCCTTCTTTCAGGAATTTGCCTGTTTTTACAACTCCTGTGGCTGTCGCCTCTGCTCCTTCTTTTAATCCCGTTCCAATAACTCTAGCAACTGGTTTAGCTGCCGTACCTCCTACTCCTACAGTTGCGATATTAAATAAGTCACCAAGCCCTGCCGCGAGTTCTGGTTGTTCTTGTTGAAGTTTGAGAAGTGAAGCACCGAGTTGTTTGCCTGTCTCTGTAGTAGCAATATATTCACCAAGTTTATCAAGTCCACCTCCTGTTGCTGCATTTATACCTGCTCCGATTACATCACCAACTGCACCTGCGGCTTGTCCTACTACTCTAAGAGGAGTTTGAGCTACTTGTGCTGTGGTTTCTACTGCGCCCTCTGCACTTCCAATCTGTTTGAATTGTTCGCCTACAGTTTTAGCACGGTTGAGTAAGTCAGTGCCTAGACGTGACATTTGACTTGGTTTTTCTTGAGCTACTGGTTTGTCATTAAACCCTTCTATTGTGTAGCCTTTTGCTGCTAATCCATCAAGGAAAGATTTGCCGTCAGCTTCTTTAACACCTATTTGGTCAATGAGCGCTTGTGTTTTTTGTCGTGATAAAAATTTATTGTCCATATTATTTGAATATATAGCCTCCTGTTACAGGTGCATCATCTATCTGGTTTAGTACTTTGTCGGCTAAATCTACTTGTTTGTTAACTGGGCTCCCTGTTTTAGTTATAATTGACTTTTCTAGTCCCTTTTTTACGTTCAATAAATCATCTTTGAATCCTTTCTCAGATCCAGAAAATCCTGTAATCTCGCCCGCTTCATTTTTGATAATTTTTGAAGCAATTCTACTTGCAGAATTTGCAACCGCATTAAGTTCTGCTTCTGATAACGCACCAAAAGTAACACCTTTTGCTTTGGCGTCTGCAAGTGCTTGTAATGTCTGATTAGAGACAAGGTTTCTAGCCATTGCTAGCGCATCTCCCTTTGCTCCAGTTATTCTACCACCAACACCAAGCGCACCACCTTGTACTGCACCAGAAATAACTTTGTAATTGTATCCGCTTGTACCTAGTAAGTCATCAATATTTTTAATCTGATCATTTATAGCAGCGATCTGTGTGTCGTCCATTTTAAGAACTCTTTTACCTCCTTGTGCAGCAATAAGTTTAGAAAGATTATTTTTTACAACTTCTGCAGTTTTTGAGCTTCCAATTTTTGAATAAATGTCTTCTAATGACATTGCCCCTGCGTTATATTGATCAAGCCATGAATATGCCGGACTGTCAGTCGGAACACCTGCAACCATTTCTCTACCAGGAACACCACCACCAATACCTCCAGTTCCAATAGTTTCGCCTCTCAGTTTTCTTATTTCTAGTTTTGCTTTTTCAATTGCGTAATAATCACCTGCGTACTGTCCTAGAATCATAGCCGCCTCACTTGGGGTTTTAGCTTTTCTTGCTCTGTTTACTAGATCTTGTGGGGCACTTTGAGAAGAAGCGTTGATAACCATGTTTTCAATAGCTTTGGTGTTGTCTTTTTCTGTTTGTAGTCTCTCATTCTCCTTATTAAGAGCAAAAGTCACAGCATCTGCTTTTTTCTTTTCGTTAGCGTTAAATAATGGCGTATAGAGTTCGATTTGTTTCAATTTAGTGTTTACTGTAGCTTCTCTATCTTGGTACATTAAGTCTACCGCTCTGTTAGCAGCATTTTGTGCAGCTTCTAGTTTACCTTGTGTTCCTAAAATCTGAGCGTCTAGGAGTCCAATTTCTGCGGCGGCTGTTTGGTTTTCAGCTTCTCGTACTCTAGCAAGAGCTGCTTGTTGACCACCTAGCATAGCGGTAGTAAGACCTTTAGCACCTGCTCCTGCCTCCAAATTAGCCTGTTCTGCGCGTTGTTGAGCGATAGTTTGATTGTAAGCCGCTAGTTTAGAACCTCTTTGAGAAGAAAGGTCAGCGATAGACTGATTAAATTGGTTTACACCTAGTCTACTTTCAGCGTCAGCTTGTGCGCCACCTCTACCAGTTAAAGACTGTAAATCTATCCCTGCAATCATGTTTGCAAGTGAATTGTCTTGTCCTTGATTCTGTAAATCTAAATAGCGTTGGTAGTCAGTGTCAAAAGTAGCTTGATTAGCTCCTGCACCTGCAACAGTCGGAGTTACTAAATCAGGTTGTGGAGTGAAGGACTGGGAAAGATCAGGAGAAGGTTGTGGTGCAAGTGAAGCTGAAGTGATGGCTGTTTTTAATTGTCCAGTAACGGGGTCAAAGTTGCCTGGAATAGTGCTGTATCCTTGTTTTACTTGTTCGTCTGTTAATCCATTAGGGTTCATATTCTTTTGTTATTATACACTTTTTATATGCTATGTTAATGTCGAAAATTTCCAAGCGTTAGAAACGGTATCATAGATATAAATTCTGAAAGTTCCACCACTTGAATACACTTGTATCTGATTAAAAAAGTTCTTTGGTGTTCCCGTTGGTGCTGTTGTTACAGTTTGAAACATTCCGAATACATCCTGAGCACGTTGTACGGGGTTAAGATTTGGCTTTCCTTCGTCTATTTTGTTTTCAATGTCTAGTTTTTCCATATTTATATTATTTCTGTTATGTCATCTAGTGGCGTTCCGTAAACTGATATCCTTTGAATGGTTGCTCCTGTTGTTTCTACACTTACTCGTATGTCTTCAATTAGATTCTGAGTACCAGAGGCTGGTTTTGTCTTGAAAATGAGTATTTGGCGTGGATTTGCTGCATCATAAGACTTAGTTTCTAGTTCCGAAATTGTTTTTGACCCATTTGCGCCTGTTGCACTCAAAGTCACTGACTGTCCTGCTGATAAAGGGCTAGCAAGTACCACTTTTGTGAGTTCATATCGGTATGGTTGCGGTAAAACCTTGTCTAAAGTAGTAACTATACCTATACTTCTAGTAGAACCTGTATTTTGTACCCATATTCTAGGCTGTGCTGTTCCTACCCATATCTGCTCACCAAATACTTGTAGTACAGCTTCAGCATTTGTCTGCCCTGCATTACCATTTATATGTGGTTGATAGAAGATTTTAGTTAGTCCGTTAGTAGGGTTTCCGTAAGCGAACACTTTGCCGTTGTAGAGTGTATTATTAGAACCGTCAATCCAGTAAATAGAACCTTTAGACTTTACTAATTGGTAAGGTGTGAGTGGTTTTGCTCGTGATAGACCATTGTAAGATACAAAAGGGCGTACCATCTTAGGCGAGGTCATTTCATTACACACATAAAGTCCGTTGTAGCCAAAGAAGTAAATATTGCCGTCTAATTGTTCTCCTGCGATTAAGTAAGAATCATCTATGTCAAAAATAACGTCTGCGGTTGTTTTAATCATGTCCCAGAAGTACACACGGCAACGATAATTTCCTACTCTGCGATCTGCGGTTAATCTCGCATTGTTGTCTGCCAATATAACTAAGTACCTACCGTTGTTGATAACGTCTCGTGCAGTAAAACCAGTGTCTATTTGTAAATAGTTTGAATTCCCTGATGTTCCTGATTCGTTTGTTACTTGATGCACTTTGTCGCCATCTCCTGCACAATACAAGTTTCCATCTGCACCGATTGTCATGGGAATACAGTCAGTCACGTATTGCCAAGCGTTTATGAGTGTAATATCGTTTGCAAGAGCAAGGGGAATAGAATTTGAGCGCACTCCATTACCAGTTAGTGCATAAATATATTTACCTCTCCAAACTATTGCTCCACAATGATTTGAATAAAGAGGTGAAATTTCGGATGTTCTGTCAACTTGGGTGTAGGGTGAGTCTTTTAATATTTGTTTTATTGTTGTACCACCAGACCAATATACATAGTCAACACCGCCATCGTTATAACTTGTTAAGTATTTAGGTGTTGTGCTTGTTGTTATTTCATCAGGAGTAAGTGAAGGAACAGCTAAACCCTGATTGTAAAAAGGGTCAATTCCTTTGAATTGCTGAAAGATACCGCCAATAGGGATATTACCTTGTGCTGATATGCCTTTTGAAAAGTCTTCTCCTTTAATTTCAAAAATTTTGTTCATATTAATTTGTCTTAGGAAGAAGTATTAAGGGATATTACAGAAACTCCAGTAGCGCCATCGCCACCAGTTTTTAATGACACAGTCCCAGAGCCAATACCAGTTGAACCTCCAGAAAGGAGAGCTCCACCTCCACCTCCAGAGCGACTAGAGCCTGAGTTGTAACTATCACTATTACCACCTGTTCCGCCTGTGATTGTCACTGATCCTGAATTAGCAGTAAGTGTGTTGTAAAGACATAGGAAATACCCACCCCCACCTCCACCTCCGCCGCCTGCGTTTGGGTATGCTGTATTTGCAGAACCGGCAACCCCTGTACCTCCGTTTCCTCCAGCTACTGATATTCCTGACGCTGTCGTGAAATTCCACGCTCCGCCACATTCAATAATCAAAGTTCCTCCGCCTCTGCCACCAACGCCTGACGTTGCGGTAGTGCCTGAAGTTGTCAAATTTCCTGACCCACCACCTGATGCAACTGGTAGAAGCATATACTTCCATCTAGTCCCACTGAAAGAAGTATTGGAGAAACTAAACACAGAAGCAGCGCCTCCTGCTCCTGGAGTTCCACCAGAGCCTGCGCCACTTCCAAAAGTTGTCACTAAAGCGGTAGCGACACCATTTGAGCCATTATTCCCAACCGCAGCACCTGTTCCTGTTACTGCTGCTCCAGCAGCGCCTCCAAGAGACGACGCGTCGATCATTGGGGCTTGCGAACTCGTCAGAGTCACTGCCCCTTGTGACCTTAGGACTATGATTGTTCCGTTTGCATTTGGATTTGAAAAAGCAAGTTTTCCTGTTCCTGTTATGGAGATAGAGGTATAGTTCTTTTCAAAAAAAGCGGCACTCCCTAAATCCAGAGTTGTTGTACCTGATGATATTGTGAGCGCTCCATCTGCACCACTACCACCAAACTTAACACCAACGGGCGCAGAACTAACCCAATCAGTACCATTAGAAGTCATTACATTGCCTGATGTAGAAGGTGCAACGCTTGGCACATTATGAGAATCGTTTATAGCCTTTGCTGTTGCAAACTTAGCATCATCTGTACCTGTGTCTAACTCCGCACCTGACGCTTTTACAGGAAGTGTTTGGTCGCCTGTGTTTGTTCCTGAGCTTGTACCTGTGTGCGTACCTGATAAGTTGGTAGCAGAAATAGCACCAGTGAAAGTAGCCCCTGATAGTTCTGCCTTGTCATCATTTAAGTTTGTGACTGCGTCCTTAATGCCCTGTAGTGCGTCAGAACCGCTTGTAGCTGATGTTTGGTCTGTGATTGGTGTTATGTCTGCCATATTATGATTTAATGTCTTTTGTTAAAATATCGCCGTCTCCTGATATGTTCCACGGCTCAAGTTCCGCCCACGGGAATGTGGTTGATACCCAGAGATAGTCAATAGTTTTAGAGTCGTTTGTAAATGTCCCTGCAACACTTGGAGAGTCTTTTGTAAGAGTGTCTGATGTCTTTGTGTCGTAGGTAAATGCCATGTTATTTATTATTCTCTTTAGCTGGTGACATTCTTACTTGTTTTAAATATCTTTTTGCATACCAGTCTTCCATGTCCTTCACGATTCCCTTAATGTTCCCACCATTTCCGTATAAATCTACTCGTAAAGAAGACGCTAGGTCTGGTCTATAGAGTGAGCAGTACTCATAGGAAGCACCTTTTGAGATGAGTTGGTGATATGGAGAAGCAAAGCCCGGTTCTTGTGTGTCAGTTCCTGTAGTAGCAAACTCTTTAGGTTCGCGATAAAACTCTACGTACACTTTAGCCCCTGCTGATACTTGTGCTGCGGTAAACTTAGGGTAAATATCTATTGCGTTTGATCGTGGGTCAAAGCGTGGTGCACTCATTGTGAATAAGTCATCAACATTTGGGTCTTTTCGTACCGAGGTATATTCAACATCGAGGTATGTGTCAATTGGAGTTGCTGGAACGTAGTTTGTGCCATCGTATGAGATACCAACCTTTTTAATCTTGAGAAGTTTCTCTGTAGAAGCGAACACATAGTCACGGTCTGTAGTTCCCGGATACGTACCTGATGGGTATGTAGTCCATGAGGCATCGTCAAAGTCCCAACCAGATTGAGCTTTAATAGCGATTGAAGCACCTATTTTAGCCCACTTGTTCGACCACCGTGTGAACTGTTGAAGAAGTACAGTATTTGAGGTAATACCCGTAGCTCCTAATCCACAAATGTCTTCACATTCTTGGAGCAGACCTTGACGTAGCGATGTGTCTGAATAAATCATAGTGTTTTTCTAGTTTCCTAGTCACAAAGGGTGTAAACCCTCTGAGTTAAGAAGCTATGCTGTTCGTGTGAACACGTAAGCTGTTGGACTTGAGAACATGATTGTGTATCGTGCCAAACCTGTTACACCAGAAGCTACGGTCAAGTCTCCAAAAGAGCCTGCTGTATCAGCTGCTGCTGTTGAGAGAATACCGTTTGTTGCCACTGCGATTGTTACAGTATTTGCACCACCAGTGTTGTCAATGAATAAGTTATGTACTGTTCCTCTTACAGCTTGCAATGCTGTTCCCAAAAGTGTTCCTGTTGGGAGTGTGATTGTAGTTGCTGCTGCGGAAGTACAAACGATATATCCAGTCGCTACCTCTGCTGCGGTTGCAGTTGCTGTAGCGGGAATAGAGGCAACTGTCTGGTGTGTGATGATTGGCGTTTCAAGTCTCGCCTTTTCGAGAACTGTGCCTGTAGAGTTAGATACTGCCATTTTATAATTCGTTTAGCTAATAATTAGATTACTGACTTGTTGATCTTTAACTTAGGTGCATCTTCACCTAATTCGATTGGATCTGGAGAGTTTTTAAGGTCTTTCAATTTAGACAAGAAACCTTTAACAACTTTACCTTCTACAACCTGATCTTTTTTCTTTGCCTCAAACTTAGCGGGGTTCTTGTAAGCGTAGCCATTAAGAATCTTGGCGTACTCTATTTGAGCCTTACTTGCGTCTGCTGGCAATTTAACAACCAAAGGCAATTCAGTTGGGCGTAAATCTAACGGACTGCCCACCTCAATACCTTGATTATCGTCTAAAACTATTTCGTCTTTGATTGTGTCTTTCATATTTTTTTATCTTATGAGGCTAATTGGATTGGCATCGGCGGGGATACCAACCCAGTTTAGCCCCACAAGATGTGAGGCTAATAAACTAGGCGAGTGTGATGTCGATAGTAAGAGCTTTCTTCTGATTCCAAAGTTTGAAACCAACAAGACCGAATACTACAACTTCTTTACCCGTCTTTCCTGATACTGACTTCTCTTCGTAGTTAATTCCACGAGGTGAAGCGTATGTTGATGACTTGTTAACACCAAATACTCGATGTCCTGCATTTGTAACTGTAGTTGTACCAATTGTCGCGTCTGCGAATGTACCAGTTCGAACTACATATACATCTGTTCCCATCCAACTTGTTACTTTACCGTTCTTGAGAACTGAATCTGCCATTGAGAAGCCGTTTGTTGCTCCTGCAACCATAAAGCCTACGAGGTCAGTGTTTTCAATAACGAGGAATGTACCAAACTGTGTGTCATAGCCTGCAACCTTTGAAGAAAGGTTAGCCATGATAGTGTTGATGTTTGCCGCTGTTGTGAAACCTCCTGCTGGAGTTGTGTATGTTCCTGTTCCGTCTTCACAAAGGTTGTTGAGTACAAAGTAGTCAACACCGTATGCAACTGCATACATCATGTTATCAAGTCGTGATGTTGCGATATCAAATACAGCAAAGAAATCTTCGTGTGCAAAGATGTGCTCTGCATAGATAACTTCGTCTGTAACTGTAAGTGCATCGTCTGTTACTGTCCAAGCTGTTACAGAGTATGTTCCTGCTACTGCTTGAATAGTTGCTGTTGGCTGTGAGCCGTAAGGATTCTGGATTCGTTTTACATCTGAACGGTTTACGTCACAGATTTTTTCTGCGACTAGGGCATTACGGAGAACGAAGTCATACTGTGATTTTAAGTAAGCATCGCGGTTTCCGTAGGTTGATTGTGTGTTAAAGATAAATTTTCCTGTGTCTACGTACCCCAATGGCTGTTAGTTAATTGATAGCCATTAGGTTGTAAAGGAACAGTGTTAGGGTTTTATATCCCCGCCGTCTACCGTTTGCCTCCACGCTTTGCCCAAAATAGTTGTTCTGCTTCTGGACTTCCGGGCTTTGGGACTTCTCCCTTTGAAAGATTTGCGATAAGCGTATCGTCTGATACTTTGCTTACACTTCGTCTTGCATTGCCCGTGTTAGAAACTTCTGCTGTTTTTCTGAACTCTGACTTCTCGGCTAGGATAGCTTTTGTCGCACCAAGTTTTAGAGTTTCAGCAAGTGATAGCTTTTTGAATTTCGCTAGATCAAGGACTTCTTCTATATCGTCCTCATGTATCTGGTAAATTCTAGCTAAAGTTGCGTTATCTAATTCTGGTGTAACGTTGAAAGAGTTTGTTTTTGGCTTTGGATGCTTTTGCGCTTCATCAAATTTGATAGCTTTTTCCTGCATCGCCTTAAACTTTTCTTTCGTGATGACGATGGTGTCTTCTGATTGGGACTCCCCGTTATCTTTTGTAGTTTCTTCCTGTTCGACAGTTTCCTGTCCTACTTGAACATCTTCTTCTTGGTTATCCATGATGAGATAATGTCACATTTGGTGAGTTTGACTTCTCTAGTTAAATGGCATGGTGACCATCGCTTATCTAATTATAATTTATAACACCTACCATTGCAAATTATTTTGTTGAATCCGCTTGCAATCTTTTCACCGCTTGTTCTGGTGTTTCATCTTTCACCCCTGCAATTACTTTAACCGCGTGGAGTGCTGATTCAATAGACTTCATGTAGAGGTTTCTTGCAATCAAGTTTACTCCTAGTGGATCAGCTTCAATGTCGATTAAAACATTGATACTTACTCGCTCACCTTCTGGATTTGCAAGTAAATTAAATCCTTTAACAAACATTGATAATACAAGCTCTTTTGACATGATTGCTTGGTACACAGTGTCTCTGGTTGCTCCAAAAACCTGTGATTCTGCACCAAGCCAAAAGTCCGATAACTGCCCAATTGGTGTTTCAAAGTTGTTTACACCGTACACTTTACGTCTTAGAACCTCAACTATTTCTGGGTTAGAGAATGTTGTTGTGATTGTTTTCTTTTCACCTGCCGTCAATTTACCTCCAAAGAATAGTTTTCTTACCATTACAAGCAATTCGTCATTCTCTGCGAATGTTGACTTGATAAGAGCAATATCTTTATCTGAATACATTAGTTTTTCCGCCATAATTTATGTTTTATTTTTGTAAGTTTCCCGCCATAACATCGACTTGCCCGCCCGGAGGAGCTGTTACTGGCTGTTCTGGTGCTGGCATAGATGATAGTTCAACTGGTGAAAGGAAACCTGATCTAGTGAGTGCTTTGTTTACAAGATACTGTGCTTGTTTGTTTTGTGAGTATGTAGGGTTTGTGACAATTGTAAGAGCTTTGTCTATTGTTGCGAGCATTGCTTGCGTGTCAGAAGATTCTCCTGTGATTTCGACTTCTACATCGTCTAAGTCAAGGTTTTCAAACTCTTTTTTCCATGAAACCTCAGAAGGCTTGAAGAAGCGTTGATTTCCTTGTTCGTTTAGACTTTCTTTTATCTTTGATTCTATTGCTGCTACATCTGGTTCTTGTGCAACTTGACCATTAAGTATTTGCTCTTTAATTATTCTGTTCTTTTCTGCAATTGTTTGGTTCTTAATGAATCGAGCCTCAATTTCTTTAATACCGTGCATGTCTAGCGTAGCCATTATTTCCTTGTTGTTGTTCATTTTCTTTTTAAGGAAAGGAAGGATGTAGCGTCTAAGCATTTGCTCAATATGTAGTCCTTTATTCTCGGTCATTATCTCAAAGAGTGAGTATGATTCTTGAAGTAAAGCCTCTGTTTGTCTCCACGCTGTACCTGATTTTGGTGCAATACCAAGCATTGCTTCACTGATTCCATTCAATTCACTTCCTAGTGATTTCCACTCTTGACCAAAGTTTGAAAGAGCTGTTACATCGTGTGAGTTATTCTGCAACTGTGTGAGAGGTTGATTTTGTGAATAAATCATTATGTCACCTGTTTCAACTGCTGAAAGAACGTTTTGCCCAATAAAGTTAGCATCTGATGTCTGAAAGATGAGCTTAGAAGCTAGGTCAAGTTGGTCTTTAATAGCTTTCTTTGTGTGGTTTACCATCCACTGAGCTTGGAATAGGTTTTTTACTGAGCCATTAAGAGAAATAGAGCCGTCTTCTGAAGGAAGAAGGTAAGTGAGCATGTAAGGGTCTTTCTCCTCTCGTCCTTTGTAAAGAGTGTAGCAGTCTTCTGCTTTTCCACGTGTTTTACCTACAAAAGATATAACGTGCATTTGTTGTACAGGCTCAGTGTCTTTTTCTTTATCAGTTAGGTTAGATAATGGTAGTCGTCCGTGTACTTCATACAACTTGTAATAGTTGTTTTTGTTGTCCATCGTCTGCTTGTTTGTGAGTTCTCGTGCTTTCTTAGCCCCTACAAGGTCTGCTACAGCTTCCGTTCCGTATCGGTCGTATAGTTGTGTCTCAGTAAGTTCTAAAATCTCAATTTTAGGGTTACTTTCAAAGTTTACTTGGTCAACAATAAGTTTAGCCCACGGTGTTACTTCACAGATAAGTTTTCCGTCCTTTTCTACGAACTTTACAACACTTGAGTTGAAACCTGCTAGAGAAACACCCCAGTTATTAAGAAATGCTCCAAAGTTTTCCTTTCGCATCCAGTTCTGAAGGTGTAAGTACAAGAAAAACACAGGCAAAGTCATCCCTTCGCTTGTCGCTTTAAGTACTATATTCTTTCGGTCTATGTCTGTTGCTCTAAACCAGATATTTCTTGAAGCCAAAACGATATTAAAGAAAGGTTTTTCACGTCCTAGTGAGTCAAATTGACCTGAAATATGCTTACTTTCTAGGTATGCGTAGATATTATTTATATCCTCGTACAAGTCAGTACGTACATACTTCGACATTAAAGTACCGCCTCCACTCGTAAAGTCTCGCTCTAGCTTCTGTACTAATTGACCAATGGTGTCTTCGGTCTGATCCATATTATGAAGTTGGTGACCAAATGATTGTGTAGTCAAGAGTTCCGCCTACTGTGAAATAAAGTCCTGTGTAAAAAGCTACTGGTTCAGGAAACTTATACATCCCTGAACCTGCGGGGAAAGTGAATGTATTTGTTATTACTGTACCTGCTGCTGATGTATTATCCCAAAGTTTCATTGTTCCTGAAGTGTGTGAGTTGACAATAACACCTGCGACTATTCCTCCTCCTGTTCTAATGAGAGCTGATGCTGAACCGTTTGTGTATTTAAAGCTATCCATATTTTTACCCCGCCGATGTTTTGGTTATTAAAGTAACAGTCTAATTATACTTTTTATAGCATGTCAATGTCAATTATTTTGTTGAACTATTACTGATTTGATGTCTACGTGTTGCAAACTGATCTGCTAGTTTGTTCTTCACTTGTGCTTGTTGCTCTGTTTGGTCTGGTGATATTTTGTTTCTAACCTCAAAATAACAACGCATGATCCACGTGTCTGAGTCATCCGGTGAATGTCCAAGTAGTAATTTAATGTCGTCTTTGCTTGTTGCTGTACGTTTGCCACCGTCCTTAGTTACGTCTTGATAAATAGAAAGTTCCTCAATCATCTTTTCCTTGTCTTCTCCTTGAACTTTACTTGCTATTTTGTGTCCTTGTACCTTCTCTGAGAGCATGAAAATACACTGAGAGCGTAAGTTTGAGAAGTCTGCTACTAGAGGCGCATGTTTGGTGTAGTGAACGTTAGGAAGCATTACAATTGATTCGTCTGTTTTGATTGGCGCGTAAGAGGATTTGAAAGGTACTATACCGTCTAAAAGACTTGAGTTACCAATACTTTCACCTATTCCAATAGCATCTACAGCAATTCTTGAGTACGGGATTCTATACTCGACTGCGTATTCTCGTATCTTTTGTATGATTTGCTCGTTATTAAGACCATGAAAGGTTTCTCGCCATATCTCAGTTAACCCTTCCCAGTAAGACATTTTAGTAGCATCTGAGTTTTCACCATCTCCACCTACGTCAATAATCAAATAGTTCTTATCGTCTTTGTCTACTGTGTTAGAGAATACGTCTACTAAGTGTGAGTATTTGAATAATGCCTTCTCTGTGTCTAAGTAATCCCAGTTACCAAGCAATAGTCTTTGTTTACTTTTAGCGTCGAGAGATTGTAGGTTTTCTTTGTAGTATTGAGAAATGAAAGGGTTATCATCCACAAGTGACTCTACAAATGCCTTTGTAAGCCCCAAAATGCCGTCTCTGTGAGGTTTATAGAAGTTATAGTACACATATCCCCTAGAAGGGTTACACGTGCCTAGAATCTTAGGGACTAAGCCGTTCTCGTCTAGTTTGTAACGAATACGTGATTTAACAATGTTCCATGCCTTCTCGACAATCTGGTTACACTCATCAATGAAAGCTCCTGTTATTTCCAATGAGCCTAGTTCGTCAAAGTCTGGGTCTGATGGATAGAGGAAAAGGTCTTTGAGTAATATCTCGCTTCCATTACTAAACTTAATAACTCCAGTTTGTTGATTGTAAGCAAAGTCTGAATCAGCTTTTAGTCCTTGCATCTTGGCAACCTCAAAGAAAGAGTTGAGTGTTGTTTCTTTTAAAGTCTTTCCCTTACTTCGACCAATAAGCCAACGAGTGCCAGGGTATTTATAACAATTCTTTAGAATCCAATAGCAACCAAGAATAGATTTACCACCTCCTGCTCCTCCTCCATAGATAATCTCTTTAGTTACTTTGTCTTCGAGATAGTCTAATGCTTTTGTTTGTTTAACACTCAACTTCATTTACGTTTATTTCTAGTAGGGCGCGGAACATCGTGTATCTTATGTCTTCATCAGTCATTGAATCACTTGCAACAACCAGTTGGTTGCCGTCTTTTAACATTAAACTAGCGACTCTGTGATCTGGTAAAACCCAACACTTACAATGATAATTTGCTGTTAGTGGTAACTTATAGTCTTCCTTTCTATTTGGTATCTTGTTCATGTATATATGTTTTTTGTTCGTTCCATAGTATAGGTGATCCATCCTTGCCAGTTAGTTCTTGTCTACTTGCAAACTCTGATTTTCTTTTTCTTTCTAGGAACCATTTAGCGTTATCAGGGTCTTCTAACCCTTTTACTATGGTTTGTCGTGCTTTTAGTATCGGTCTTTCCTTCAAAGTCTCTTTTCGCTCCACAAACTCTGGGTGATCTTGCTGATAGTTATATAATGTAGATTTTCCAATATCTGCATAAAAACAAGCTTCTTCGTCTGTTCCTCCAATAGCAAATACCTCTTCTAGTTTAGAGATTATTTCTGGAGTTATGATGTTTGGTCTTCCTACTTTTTCTGCCATATTATTTGTTTGATTTCCACTCTATCTCTACTCCGTTCTTCTTTATTTTATTGTTTCCTGTGTAGTCTACATAGCGTTGTACTATTACGTCTATGTACTTAGGGTCTAGCTCCATACCGTAACAGATACGTCCTGTCTTCTCTGATGCTATGAGGGTGGAGCCTGAGCCGAGGAATAGGTCGAGAACCAAATCGTCTTTCTTCGCACACGCTTTTATATTACTCATTACCATTTTCACTGGTTTTGGTGTTGGATGTCCTACGTTGCTGTCTTCATGGCTTTCTTTGTCGTGTGTGTATACAAAGCAGTCATCCATATACTCTTGCTTCGTAATTCGTGGCTCACCTTTCTGAAAAATACAGCACGGCTCGGTCTTATTTATCCAAGCCCCATGTGGAAAAGATATTCTGTTGGACTTATACATTGTGATAAGACGAAAGAACTTCCATTCCCCAAAGTAATCAAGCAAATGAAACTTTCTCGGTGATTGCCAAGCGAGAAGAAAGCAGTCGCCCTTTGATGCGACATCGGCTGACTTTTGCCAAAGTGAGTTAAACTCTGCAAGTTTCTCATCATTCAAATCGTCATTCTTTATGACGTTACCCCTTGTATCCTCAAACGCTATCCCATACGGTGGGTCAGTAAACACCATATCCGCCTTCTTCCCATCCATAAGCCGTTCTACATCCTCAATCTTCGTACTATCCCCACACATCA